GCATTTTACCGATAGGAACGATGTCCCCTACTTCAATCATTTCGGTTGTTGTATTTTTAAAATCGACGCGGTCTAGTTCTTGAATGAATTTAGCCATATCTATTTACCTCCTAATCAATTACTAATTATTTACCAGGATTTTTGTACAAGCCGCGGAAGTCGATTGCTGTTGCGTTGCAATCGATTGCTACTTTGTACTCGATGCCGTCAACCTTGAAGCCTGTTTGCGTTTCTAAACGAGGTGTTTCAACACCGTTTAAGTACGTTACTTCGATAGTTTGAACATCTGTAGGACGGGATGCCAAATACCAAGCATGCGGATCCGTTAATGCCGCATCTACAACGATAGTGAATCGACCACTGAATGGGTTGACTGTATCATTGCTACGAGCAGGGTCTACTACAGATTTAACTACTTGATATGCTAATGCTTCGAGCTCAGGTGGAACAATCAAATATGTAGGTGAGATATTCAAATTGCGATTTTCACCAATATGTTTTTGACGACGCATAGCTGCTACACCTGCAGCTAAAGATACAACACTTAATTCGGAGCCTGCAGTTGCCAAGTTCTTACGGTCTGCACTAAACAAGGCCTTTCCGTCTTCTAACACAGTATTGCCGCTTAAAAGGTCATATACCATGTTATTGATTTTATTTTTTGCTGCACGACCGAATTTAGAAGAAATATCGTTAAATACACCCAAATCATCATTAATAATAGCTTGTCGTGTTAAGCTGAACGTACGTCCGAATGTCAATACACTAACATTCGTACCTGCTTCGCTCATTTGGGAGTCCTTGAATTGTCCGCCCTCAGGGACAAGTTTCAATTCAGCTGCTTCGGAAAGTAAAAAACGTTTTGCTGGTTTGAAGTCACGATTACTACCTTTCCCTGCCCAAGTTGCAAATGTAGATGGTGCTGTTTCATAACCTTGCATCAAGGCCTTATTTGCTACATTAGACAACGCGATTGGGAAAGAGGATGTGGAGTTGATAGCTTCACGAGCTAATTCCAATCGATCGGAGTAATTAACAGTTAGACCTTCGCGAACTATAGACTCGCGTGCTAATTCCATCAAGGACATAGAACGGAGTTCATCTGCACCTGGTGCAGGATTTGCGACTGGGATACCCACAGACATCATCAAAGCGTCCTGCATAGCCATGCGGAACTTATCAGAATCTGCTTCACCAACTTTAACGGATACTGGTTTATTGCGTTCACGCAACGCATCCATTACTGCCTCACGAACTTCGGCAACAGATTTGCCGGATTTGATAAATTCATCTACACCATCAACTTCGAAATCACGGCATAGACTTGTGATTGTGGATACACGTTCACGTTCTGCCGCAATCAATCTTTTAGCGTCATCCGCATTAAAACCTTTAACTCCGGACTCTGGTACTTCCGGTACTACTTGTGGCACGTTTTGCTCAGTGCCTTTTGCTTTTGCATCACCTTTCATAGGTTCCTCCTCATTATCATCTACACTTCTACCTACCCCTACACTTGGATCTGCAGGGACGGACACAATACTAATTTCCAATGGTTCCCAGTCTGTAATTACGTATGCTGGGCCTGTAAATCGGCCATTGGAACTTTTAGAATCGGAATCGATTAATTCCTCATATCGGCTTATGGAGTATCCGACACTCACGCCCTGTAGCGTGCCTTTTAACACCTTTTGATAAATCTTTTCAGACTCATCGTCTTCATCGAATCGAACAATCGCCTTGCCGCGATTATCTTCAATCCACACTTTATCAATGTGGCCGACAACCGCGTCGCGGTCATGATTGAATAGCAATGTACCAAACCCATTATTAAATCGGTCTAGATTAATGCATCCGTCGTCATGACACAATATCTCTGTTCCGAACCATCTTTCATATGGCTCTTCAGAGGAAAAAGACAATTCGACGATACGATCATCGTTCGCCTCGATGTTTGTAATTTGCGCCTCTCGAGCATATTTGCCTAAGAGCTGCTTTGCAAATTTCCCCACTAGCTATCATCTCCCTTCATATCAGTGGTGTTATCATCCGCTAGATTCGTTATGTCCCCATTCATATCAAGGGCAACACCCAATTCCTTAATGCGGTCTTGTTCCAGCTTCCGCTGTTCAAGTACTTCTTCCCAGTCTTTACCTGATGCACTACATACATCCTCGAGCGTTGTGAGTCCTGCCTTAATCGCTTCCTTGTTAGCATTAACTTCCTTAACAGGGTCAATCCAAGACCAACCTGGAGCTAGCCATGCTACTTTCTTATAAAGTTTTGGGTTCGCTGCATAGTCATTGGCCGGGATAATTCCCTTCAGGTAGCACGCTTCGATAAAGGCGCGCCATACAGGCATACAAAAATGCTCAATTATAAAACGCTGCATCTGCTTGAATGATTGCTGGTCCTCCAGCATATTCTGCCGAGCTGCGGAGAAGTTACCACTAATGTTGCGCGTCACTATGTCCGCGCTTAGACCCATGCCCGACGCTATGCGTCTTGTTTGAGTCGCCGAATATTCTGATGCGGTTCCTGCATTTCGCTTAGGCTCCGCAAACGAAATAGATTCACCTGCGCGTAGATGTTGGATAATCCCTGGTGCCATCGAGCGGACTTTCTTGCCTTTACTGTCAATCTTATTTGCAACCATCGGGGCACTCCCCGTACTACTTGTTACAAACGCGCCGAAACATGCGGCTACACGAGCCGCTATAAGGTCAGCATCCATATATTCATCTACGTCGTGAATACGCTTTAATACGAGGGCTAACATACTAACCCCGCGCAGTTCACTAGGTCTGCGAGGCTTATGTAATAGAAAAGCCCTATTACTTGGCAGCCTTGCCTCGTTAAACGACCGTATTCCTAACGGATCCGTTTGGAATACGTGATAGGCTATTGGCCTTCCGTATTTATTAACTTCCACGCCATTAACAATACTATTGCCATTCTCACTTACCGATACGGCTCCGATATTCTCGCCCTCGATAAACTGTAATGATAGCGGTATATCTGCACCTTCGTAGGTCATGTTAACTAGGATTTCCCCATCATAGACCATTCGGCGTAGAGCCATTTCCTGTAATTCATAGAACGTAGATATTCCTCGAATATCGGCGTTCTCTTTATCTACCCAGTCAGCCCAAGCCTCCTCAATTTTCTTATTGAGCCTTTCATTTAGCTTTCCTGCGCGGGTCTTGATTTTGCACTGCGGTTTTATACCCGTACCTACCACGTTCCGTAGTAATGCTAAAACGACACTCTCAGCAAGATCACTGTTAAGTTCTGCTGCACGTGCGCGGCCACGGATCAAATCACGTTGGCCGGATGCTACCTGTTCAGCTGTGCCAAATACAGGCATCCAGTCTCCACTTAATCGGTCTGTTGACGCCGCATCATATCCACGTTCAAGCGAACTACGGAAATATGCTCTACGGGCAGCTCGTTCCGGATTGAAATAGGCTATTACCTTATCAAGAATATTCATCGTCGCTCCCATGACACGTAGGATGTCGTGCTATTACCTTCCTCATCATCAACGCGAGACATTAACTCACGTTCACGGGCGTATAATGTCGGCAGGTCATGCGTCTTAAATCGCTTACCACCTACAGACATCTCGGCGTATCCGTTCGTCTCAATTTCCTCGATTATCGTTCGAATACGCTCCAAGTCTTCTCTTGCGCTCATGGTCTCACCTCCTTCTTAACTAAACCAACCTCGGCTATCTGCATTAAAGTCTTCATCATCCGTATCTTCGTCCTCCTCATCGGTATCCAGATTATATTCGGGTAAGTATTTAACACCTACCGAGTCCGCCACCATGGCGTTGTATACACACGTATCCAACAAGTGATTCGTTGGATGACTGGTTAGCGGTTTCCATTGCACTGTAACTGCCCCGGTCTTCACATTTCGGATTTCTTGCTTTTCCTCCGACCGGAGGTGCTCCGAATATTCCTCTGGGCAATCCTTAAATAAATGGATTGTGCCAGGCTCATTAGCCGGACGTACCATACGTGCAAATATAAAGTCCTTCCAGTAATCGGTATTCACTATGTACAGCTTCATACCGCCGATGACGCCCTTCTCGATGCTGCCCATCTTATATGGAGGAGCTAGAGGACTGTGTGATGAATCGCCTTTAACTGGCACGCATACTTCTGGGTACTGCGCACAGTACTGATATACGTCGTCTGCTCGGTAGCCACTATCGATACCGGCCCTCACAATCTTACGAGCCTCACCATACTCTGATGGATATTCTCTATCAATGAGTATCTCGGTTAAGTCTGCCCAACTACTTGCTTGTCCATAATCAACTAAGTAGCTTGATACACCATGAGCGTAGGCTCTAACCTCCCACCAGAAATGATCTTGCTGCACGTCGACAGAAGCAATAAGTAGTGGCGCATGCTGTGGCACGATACCGCGAGGAACTTCCGATTGCGTAAACACGAGGTTCTGCGTGCTTTTAGTTTTCGCAGATTTCCACGGCTCTGCTAGCCATGAATTGATGAAGTTCATTAACTCACTTGGCTTATCCTTTGATTTAACAAACTCATATGCCACATCGCCAAAGGTAACCCATGGAGAGTAAAGGGATGACATGTGATATGCAACCGACCGGACAACTCGGACTTGTGATTCATTCACCGCACGCCATTCACCTTGCCGGAGCATATCCATCTTGTGCTTATCATCAATACGCTGCTTACAATGTTCGCACTCATAATATGCGGTATCACGTATCATATCCGCATTGCCATGGTGTTCCTCCGGCCATTTTATCTGTTTGAATTTGAGGGTCTGCGACACCCCGCAATGCGGACATGGCACGTAATACTGCTTACGTTCATTTGCGTCCATATAGGACTGCCAAATATTGCCACTTTCAATCGTAGGAGTTGACACCCTTACAATCTTCTTATCAACGAATGTCTTAGTACGTTCCTCAGCCAACTTAATCGGATTCGCTTCCTTACCAGAGAAAGCTGGATACTTATCAATTTCATCGAAGAATAAGTACTTAATTGACCGACTTGATAAGCTGCTTGGTGAGTTCGCCCCGACAAGTACCATGTAGTTCCCATTAACGAAGTCTAGCTCCAGCAGTTTACTGCCTTCGTCATACATATTCGCAAGCGGCTCTACACTCCTAATCATCGGTTGCACACGTTTATCACTAGCGAATTTCGCGATAGTATCCGTCGGATAAACCATCATGACTGGTGATGCAGTTTGATGTAACGCATATCCAATCATATTGAGTTCGGCTTCCGTCTTACCTATCTGCGCCCCGAAACATAACGAGATGCTTTCAATAAGAGGGTCCGTAAATTTGTCCATAAGTTCCTTGAGATAAGGTGTCCGCGCTGTACGCCATCGTCCAGGTTCAGCAGATATATTAGTCAGTACCCTGTACTTATCTGCCCATTCCGAAACGGTGTATCTTTCAGGTGGCTTGAACGCTTCCAGTTCCTCGGGGAACCAGTCAACCTTTGGTCTTTGCTTTTCCCGCGGCTTTGACTTTCGGCGTGTACTCGCCTTCGCGTGCGTAGCTTTCGAGGTATTCTTCGACAAGGCCATTCACCACCTTTTCTACACGAGCACGTTCCTCAGGATCCGTGAATTCACTTCCGATACGCTTACCTAATTTGGTAAACGATGTTTTTAATTCCAATATTCGGTTAGCCCATGCCTGCGCCACATCGGCACGAGGGACATATTCGCCATTTAGCACATCTAGCATTTTCTTTTCACGCGCAGCCTTTGCTTCCTTATAATCAGCTTCGGCTTCTAGCTTACGAGTTGATGCGGATTTGCTTTTAGCGTTATCGCCTTTCGCCTGTCCTAAATACACGAGGACTTCCCGGAGATTCCACCAACCTACAGAGGCTTTAGGCATCCCTGCTTTATGATGTCGAGAAATAATTTCCGGAGTGACCCGCAAGAGGTCACATAGTTGAGTGCTGGATACGAGCAGATTGCCTGCAGCATCAAATTTCACTCTCGGTTTTGTGTCCGCCATAGGTGTACTCCTTTCTAAATTCGTCTTTCTACATTCAACAGGAAAATTTTTCTCACAGAGAGAGGACCATCGCGCGGGGGCGACCAGCGGCCATTTTTCGCCCGCGGAGTACCTTTTCCAAATTTTATTTTCTCAATTAGGTATTATCATTGATACTCAATAAGAAAAAGGGTAGACCTCAACTAAGTAAGGTCTACCCCGGGGCAGTGCAGCAGGCAGACATATTGTGCGGGCCAGACACTGCCTACTATCTACTACATTTACATTATATTAAATTAAGAGTGTGCCATTCTATGCCATCTTTTCAAATTCAGCTATTGCTTTCTTGTGAAGTCTGTGAACTTGTCGCCACGAATACCCTAGCTCGACAGCTATCTGCTCCCATGGCAATGCATTAATGTATCTGAGATTCAGTACATCCCTGTATTGTCCGTCAGTTATTTGGTTGATGACTTGCTTGACCTTGTTTCGAGAATCAATCAATTCATCCCATTCTCTGTTCAGCTCCTCCCTACATTCTTGTAAGTGCTTACTGATTCGTGGCATAGCATCTCCCGATTCACATATCTGTATAGCTTCTGAATGTAAATCTCGGTTAATCGCACTTAGCTGAATCTCTAACGCACGCATTCGCTGCTCAGTATGGCGGACAGCTTGTAGTTCTTCTTTAGCCATCATATGCGATAGTCCCCATATTTACTGATAATCATCTGTGCTCGTAGTAATCCGTCAATGTATCCGCTTTCACGAATCCTATCATCTAGCATAGGTGATCTCAGTTGTCTATTACGGGCTCGTATGATGGCAAGACTTAAATCTGACTGTATGGCACCTACAATCACATCTGCCCTGCTTCTACGCTTTTGCATCCTTTACCTCCATACGTTCGACAATATCCTCGATGGCTTCTACCATATCTGCTTTGCATTGCTCAACAGCGGTAAACATCTCCTCACACATGGCGTACGCATCATCACTCAAATCATCATCTAATCTCTCGGCAACATTATCCTTGAGATTATCTACAACCTTAACTATATCCATGACAAGATGATACGTGTCATCTAGATAGTGCCCTTTGTTAATTAGTAGTCGCTCGACTTTTGTCATGCTCTTCCCTCTTTGCGATTTCCCGATTTAGATACCAACGTGCTTTTTTCAAATCCTTAATAGCATCGTCCTTATGACCAGCTCGGGATACATACTTCACTACATTACCCAATCGATACCCAAGTTTCTTGTCTTCGATGTAATCGATAACCTCGATAGCTCCTTGTGTATAATGGCTTGGGGGGTTTATATCATCGCATTGACTAATTATGCGATTAGGGGATTTATCTGCTATAACTTTACCCATATGTATCCCAAATTGATTCGTTACTTTTCCTAAATGCCTAAATCTTTCATCGGCTATATATCGCCCTAATTCCTCGCTAGCTGATAACTTAATAGGTGGCGGCGGGGGATTATTGGGTCTCTCATACAATCTACCTGGGGTCAGCCTCAATGCAGCCATGTATTTTCGATTATCAAGATATTTATCAGTGATATCTATAACTTGAATAGTCGTGTAACTCACTATTACCACGATGGCCCCGATTAATCCTGCCATTATAAATTGATCCATATTAATCATCCTTTCTGTATTTATCAATTCTTGCTTTTAGGCTTTGCAGCACATATTCCTGCGCTCGGTCTTTTTGGGCTAGCGCATCCATCATATCCTCATCACGAGTTCCCTCACATATTAGATGATGGATAATTACCTTCTCCATTTGACCTTGGCGATGTAACCGCTTATTAGCTTGTTGATATAACTCAAGACTCCAGTTTAACCCGAACCATATTACGTGGTTACCGCCGTCCTGTAAGTTAAGCCCGTATGCCGTACTAGCCGGATGTGCTAATAGAATATCAATCTCTCCAGCATTCCACGCTATCTCATCATCGGCACCTTTTAGTTCACAGACTCTTAATTTAGTCTTAGCTAATGCTGCTTTTAACCGTTCACAATCATGTTTAAAATTGTAAAACACTAATGCAGGCTTTCCGTTTAACTGTTCTACAAGTTCCATAAAAGCCTCAATCTTACAGCCATGTATCTCGTGAACGTTCCTATCGCCATCATATACGGCGCCATTCGCTAACTGTTGTAACTTTGTAGATAATGCTGCTGCACTCAAAGCTGTGATATCTTCGCCAGCTTCAATCAACTCTAATACAGATGTGCGTTCCATATCTTCGTAGGCTTTTTTGGCTTTCGCATCTAACTGCACATATTTAATATCGTTGATTACTGGAGGTAATTCCAAATAGTCATCAGCTTTCATGGATATGCATAACCCAGATATTGCCGCCATGATACTGTCATTTGAATCGGATTTAGGTTTATAGGAGTACACCATTTCACGTGACCTCTGATCGGGCTCGAAATAGTAATCCCTAAATCCTGTGTACGTTTTACCTAACGACTCGCCGCGGTCTAATAAATACACTTGTGCCCATAAGTCGATTAACCCATTAGGGGCTGGCGTACCCGTTAACAACACCATGCGCTTGATGTGGTTATGCATATAGGCTAATGATTTAAAGCGCTTAGCTGTGTGATTCTTAAAAGAACTAGATTCATCCACAACTACCATGTCAAACGGCCATGCATTCTTGTAGTAATCAACTAACCACGTTACATTCTCGCGATTAATGATGTAGATGTCGGCAGGTGTGTTTAAAGCCTTAATACGCTTTTTCAGGCTGCCTAATACAGTAGATATCCTTAATATACCTACACCGTCCCATTTTCGTGCTTCTCGTTGCCACGTAGCCTCCGCTACTTTCTTAGGCGCTATGATTAGCACTTTACGGATGGCAAATCTGGAGTACTTCAATTCGTATATGGCAGATAACGTGATAATCGTTTTTCCTAAACCCATATCCAGGAATAGCCCTATTTTATTTTGATTAACGGTCTTGTCGATACAATATCGCTGATACGCATGCGGAATAAACTGCATTACGCTTTCACCCCGAATTCTTCCGTAAATTGCTCCAAATAACCAGTCACGGCATCTGCACCTTTTAGCACAAATACTTTTTGATTTAACTTTTGTAGTTCACTGGCTTGGACTCCCTGCAATCGCGAAAGTACGCCTTTGGATGTCTTCAATTCTACGAAATGAATAACACCATTCGGCCATATGACGATACGATCAGGCACACCAACATTGCCAGGGGATACAAATTTATACGCTTTACCTCCCGCGCGTTTGACGCCTGCAACTAATTTTCTCTCGATATCCTTTTCTAGCATTTCTCACCTCTGAAATTTTTAAACGTTAACATGTTTACATACGCGTATATGAGGGTTCAAATTAAGGCTGTAAAGGGCGTATTTTTTCTTAAAACTCTTTGTTTTGATATTTACCAGTATATAATGTTAACAATGTTAACCAACCTATATGAATATAGATAAATACTGACTTTATGCGTTAACATAGTACGTTAACATTCTCCGAATTCGTTAACATTCTAATGTTAACAAAAATACTGAGAATGTTAACGCTTAATTGAGAATGTTAACGTTATAATTTCAGTTTTGACTCGTTGATTCTGAACCCTCTTTGATGTCCATATTCACCAAATCTCATCAACTGACTTCCCCCCATTGTGTACGGGGAGTCCGCCAGTATTTGATTAATTTCCCTGGTCTCGATCTTCTTCATGCGACTCGGGTCGTTACCAAAACATTCCCACCATACCTCTGCCGCACAAATACGGTCACGATATACTAACTCTTGACCCTCGGCAGGTTTAGCATTCATGCTAAGATACGTCCTCCTGGCGCTCCGACTCATCACATTCCAATTTAAAGGCACTTTGATTAATAAAAACTCATTAATCAGTCCTGCTTTGGTGTTTGATTCCATATGCGCCTCTCTAGCCGCATCAGCCAGTTTTAGTACGTTCGGGTCATCCTCGATAATGAGGCTTTCCCCGCTTTTATACCGATACAAGGCCTCCGCCCATAACTGGTCTACTTCCCCCGGAAGATTAACAAATATGTTCTTTCGTGGAGTCGTCATCTCAAGATCAATAGGCCAAAATCGGCGATTACCTGTAATATCTTTTAGGAATTCATATTGATTCGTACTACCGAAAAATACACACTGCCGTGGATATTCTTGTGTACGCCGGCCATATGCTTGACGAAATACATCTACTTGACGACTTAGGAATTGCTTAGATGCATTTTCTTCAGCCCTCGAATACCCCGCCATTTCACCAGCTTCTATAATCCATTTACCTTGAATGCCTTCCGCAGCTTCTTTACCCTCAAAGGTATTTAAGCCATCAGCGTACCACTTCTTGCCCATCGTGCGGATAAGAGTACTTTTACCAATACCCTGACCGCCGATAAGAATTGGCATCGTGTCATACTTGCATCCAGGCTCAAACGCTCGCGCTACTGCCGCCGTAAATGACTTTCTAGCGGCTGCACGGGTATATACATTATCCTCAGCCCCTAAGTAGTCGATGAATATGGTATCTAATCGGGCAATGCCGTCCCAGGATAACCCGTTAAGGTAATCTAGTACTTCATTAAATCCATTTTGTTCAGCGCACATAATGAGGGCATCCATGATTTTATCTTTGCCGGTGATATCATATTTATTTTCTAGGTACCACCGTAAGCCCGCATCATCTGCGTCTGTCCATATGCGAAGTCCTGGTGTTGGGTTCCATGGTAGGGCTCCTTTTGCCACGTATCTCGAACCAAATCTATCATAGGCAAGTCTACCGACAAGCGCCGGATCATGGTGCATGATTTTAAGCATGTTATCTAGTGTGTTCTTAGGTCGACCATTCTCGTCGTACTTTAAAGTCGAACTTTTCATCCAGTCGACGTTCGTTAATGCATTAGGATCGAGGTCGGATGTCTCAGCGTGAGCCGATACATCCGTGATAATATCAGCAAATACATTTGATGCCGATTCTCGGGCACGGGCCATGTTGAGTTCATTAACGACTACCGTATCTTGCATAGCTAGTTTAGACATAGCCATGTAAGATGGCAGCTTATGCCCAGGTGTCCCATCCTTAGCAGTCTCGTCTAAGCTGTGGAACTTATGCAGCCGGATAAGGTCAAAGGCATTAACTAATTGACCACTACACGGGTCAGTATTATGGTGACTGAACAGGAATGTATCGTCATCATAGATAACCGCCCCGGCTACCGTTGAGCCAGTAACGAACGTTAATCGGTCCTCACTGCCGTCAACATCGACATATGCATGAGGTATGAATTTATCAATCGCCTCATGGATTCCGTATATTCGACAAAATGCACCTACGATACCTGGTTTTTCTCTCGGATCAGCTTGCTTTGCAAGTAGCTGCTTTTCATGCTGCGATGCTTCCTTACCTGGTACTTGTGGCCAAGAACGCACATCTCGCCAATCAGTATATTGGCTGAGCATACCGTCAGCAGATAAGAATGCCTTATCGCCTACATAATATACATATTGCACATCGTTCGGGCATGATGGCCAATACATGAGCCGAGAAGCTTCGAACGTAGTTCCATCCATCATACCAATGCCGATGAGCTCCGCCAGCTTACGAGCAATAGGCTCATACTCATCAGGTGTCATCGTTCTATCAGTAGGAACGATAACACGTAACCGCGGGCGATGCACAGTATGAGAACGGGTTGAGTAGATGACATAAGCCATGCCTAGGCTGTCAATCGTGCGAGCGACGTTCTCAGTTTCCCCAGGCGATATGGCATCCATATCAAGAGTAATCAGATCACGTCCAGACACGTTAATAGCTTTACGCTGCAGACCGTTTAACGTACCACCAACAAAGCCGCCTATGTCCTTTAGCTTGCTTTTCTCAGATTTTGGCAATCTGTGGTATTCGTCCACGGTTTCTGTTGTACGAACGGGGATTTTGAGGCGTTCACAAAACTCGGACCACAACATCTCCGTACGGGTCCATTGCTTTGATGTGCGACTCGCACCGATACTGATGGTAATCAGTTTATCGTTTTGCAAGTGTATCCCCTCCTAATCTTTCATATAATAGTCGTTAGTAAATCCTGCGGATGATAATAGCAGTCCATCTGCCCAGGGTATGTCAATTGAAAATATAGCATTAACATCATCCAATGTTGATTCTGCGTTATGCTTGTTGATTTCAAGTACAGCTTCATCATGGATGTGCATGATAATTTGATATCCTACATCCTCCAATCGGCGCAGCGTCAATGCTAAGCAATCTCGAGCGACTGCTTGTGTGATGTTTTCGACTAATTTGCCTCCATAGGTGCTTTCAGTAACCCATGCAGCGTTTACTTTAGTCTTAAAATGTACGGCATCCTTACCGAATGCATTCTGCTTAATGCTTGGGCTAGGATAAAATAGCTTACGTCCGCTAGGTAGTTCAATCGTCATATAACGGTATCCATATATTGGATCAATTTCCAAACGGAACATAATGCCGTGGTCAAGGCCTATAGGATTCCCGGTAGTAACGGTGTACACGGCCGCATTCTCAACGGCATACCATAAATCTCTTATTCTAGGCGATGCGTTGCGCCATAAATTTACGATTTCAGGTAATTCCTCCTCATGGAGTCCCATATCAAGAGCTCCCATGGCTTTTAATGCATTCACTCCGCCTTGATAGCCGAGTGCCAATTCAGCGACTTTGCCCTTTTGTCTAAGGTGACCATTCTCGCCATGCTTAACAACGGGAACACCAAACATCGATGATGCGGAAGCACAGTATATGTCTCCGCCCTCAGCGAATACACGTTGACGCCAATGTTCTCCTGATAACCAGGCGATAACACGAGCCTCAATGGCCGAGAAGTCTGCCACACATAATGTATTGTCCTTTTCAGCAATAATCGAGGTACGAATTAATTGAGATAGTGTATCCGATACGTCGCCATATAGAAGTTCTAACCCTTGACGGTTTTTGGTTTTAACGAGATGCCGAGCCGTGTCGAGGTTCTCGATGTAATTTCTCGGCAGGTTTTGCACCTGGATAAGACGACCCGCCCAGCGTCCGGTACGGTTGGCGCCGTAGAACTGTAATGTTCCTCTGAGACGAAGATCAGCGCCTATAGCACCATCCATCATGGTGTATTTAGATACCGATGACTTTGCGAGTTTCTTTCGAATCATAAGCACTTTTGCGGCAACGTCATCCGCATCCGTCAGAGCATCGGCCACAGTGTCCTTAGTTAACTTCTCAAGACTGACATTAGTATTATTGTTTAGCCAATCAAGTAATTGATTTCGGCTGTTAGGGTTGCTAAGTCCTGTAATTCGATAAGCCTCATTCATCAACATTTCTCGATTTTCCTCATCAATGTATAAGGCACCCTCAACCAATTCATGGTCGATGCGCACCCCTCTACTATTGATTTGGATATCAAGATACCAATCTTTCCACGTATCATCAGGTACAGGGAACGAGGCTAATCTGTGATAACATTCCATCTCAGTCGTAACGTCCTGGCGATTGTATTCGATAAAAGCATTCCATTTATCCATATCGTGTTTAGGTAGATTACGGGTACGGCCCCCATTACGTTTAGTAGGCTTACATGGTGTACAAAAGTACTTGATAAGTGCTTTCCCCGATGCGTCCTTTTTCTTATCCTGAGGTAACCCCAGGGCCTTGCCGAGTAAGGCTAGGCCCATAGGATATCCTAGGTAGGCACCGTGAATCATCGTGCACTGCCACTGATCAACAGATGTGAGTAACCCTACACGTTGTAGACACGTAATTTCAAATTGTGCATTGTAAGCGTGCTTGATTACATCTGGGTTTAATAAATCACGAATTACACTGTCAGGAATTACTCCTCCCTGCGCTAAATCTACAACTTCAACAGGACCAAAGTCGTAGGAATAAGCAAATAGTAATATGGCGAAATCAGGCGATTCAGTATATTTGTACACTCCGAATGAGATATCAGTTGATGAATATGTTTCTATATCAATACTTAGATGCCTCATATCAGGCACCTATTAGTAAGGTTGACCAGTTACAGGGTTAATCCCTACAGGAGCCTGTTGTACAGATTGCTGAGGTGTCGTAGCATATGCCGGTTGTACATAACCCTGTTGAGCTGCTTGTTGTTGCACAGGTTGACCTGCTGCTACTGGAGCACCGGTATACACATTAGCTGCGCTACCTTGAGGTGCACCAAATACAGAGGATGCTGCAACAGGCATGCTGCCCAACGCTTCACCATCGCGGACCTTTTGAACAGGGCCCAAACCACATCCGATACCAGTGGATTGATTAGAATAGAAGAAGAATCGAACGAGTACATTGACATACATGCCGGAGTATACTTGCGTAGGATTTGTAAGAGGGTTCCCCTGAAGATCTACTACTTCAACTTTATAGTTAGCATCTTGTGCCGCTGTAAACACCCAATGGCCTTTACATTCAGGACCAAACTCCTTACCAGATTGTGTGTATCCATCGCCGTCATGAATTGGTACTTTTGGCTGCGCCGGAACACGTGCGCCGAATTTAGTACGGGCCGATTGGATAGCAGCCTCAATAGCATTCATAAGTGCTTGGTGCTGAGCTACATCAGTTTTAGGCAAAAGAATAGTAGCTGAATATCTAGGTTTAGCACCAGGCTGTGTGGAATTTGCCCAAGGTTCTAATAGATGGCAGTAAGATACGCGAACATTTTGCAATAATACTTCAGTTGGTTGTGGAACGAATGACATAATTAATTACCTCCATTATTATCATTAGATACATTAAATATTTGCGCCGCAGTAGGTTGATTGGTAATCCGAGGGCGCTTATCGGATTCCTCAACTAGGGTAGGCTTGCCTGCTTTTTTAACAATCATGTCGCCTACCATATCATTAAATTGGGTCTTACCGATGGTCTTTTCCATCTGTGCCAATGTTAATGTCTTGCGTTCATATAGAATGCTTTCATCGATACCTGCTTTGATTAAAGTGTCAATAGCAGCATCGGTGTCTTGAAAGGCTCGACTACCACGACCCTCTACAGCCTTCCAACCAGGGACTGCCACCCCATTAAGAGATTCAGTGAGTGCGTAGTCTTTCATGTCTTCGAGCCAAGCAGCGACGTCTTTACCTCGACGAAGATATTCGCCGAGTTCTGTCATCGAGATAAGTCGAGGATCATGATTAGCAACTAGCGCACTGTGCAATGAGTCATTTGCCTCATATCGGGCTTTGCACTGTTGTTTCGCCCTACAGAATCTGCACCAGTCGCCGGGTTCAAATTTACCATTGCCAGACATAGCCTCATCTGCACGAGGTTTGACGAATGTATTACCCCAATCCAGTAAATCTGCTGTAGGGATTTCCCATTCGCTGATATTATTAACACGGGGCTGCACGATAGTCATTTTGACCGTATTGAACATATAGAGTAATCTATACGCATCAATCGCACCAAGAGCATATAACATCATTTGCGGATTATGTTCCGCATCAACGACTACCCCTTTTCCGTGCTTATAATCAACGATGTGCAAGGTGTCGCCGGATAGAATAATACAGTCAGCCGTGCCGAATCCATCGGGTACATAACGGCTAAAATCAACGCGTTTTTCAATGGCTACTACTGGAGTTGCCGTGCAACCTAACATAACACCTTTGACATATTCAAGGTATGTTTCCGAGGTATCGTCCATTTCTGGTTGCCACAATTCATCCTTTTTGATTTTGTTGAACTTGCGAGTGTATGTGGATTTCGCCATGGCCGTGGTATACTTCTGTAGTTTTAACTCACACAGTTCGTGTGCCAGGGTTCCTTCCTTTGCATACACAGATGTACTATCGGGAAAGTTCTCCTCTAGGAGAGGGGCGGCTGTACAATGCAGCCACCGGTGTGACCCCGATGCGTTTAATAATGCATGTGATCGAGGTGCCATTAGATTCTTGCCCCCAATCCTCTAATTGCATTTACTAATTCAGGGTATCTGTCCTCAGGTACTTGACCTAAGTATTGAACGCCAAATTGAGTCATTAACTGTTGCAATTCTACAGCTTTTCCGGCATCAAGCAATGGCGCAAGAGCCGCTTGAATTTCAGGCAATGTATACTTCTTAACTTCCTGAGATACAGGAGCGGTAACAGTTGTTTGTACAGGTGCGGCAGCAGTTTGTACCGGTGTATCAGTGGCCACGTTGACAGCTGGTGCGGTAACGGCTACTTGAGTAGGAGTAACTTGTACAGCTGTATTAGGTGCCGTCATGGATATGGAGTTTGGTTGCACAGCTACTGTTGTAGTAGGTACGCCTTGATTTGTATCTTGCGGAGCTAGATTAGATACGCACACGGATGGTGTCGCTACTGCAGATACTACTGTGTCGACTATGCCAGGGGCTTTATCATCCATTGCTCTATCGCTATCTACAAAACTTTTGAATTGATTTAACACAGCTTTTAGCTGATTATATACATCTAGTACATTAACTCCTTGAACTTCAACTTTAATCATTCTTTAACTCCTCCTGAATATTAATAATTGATTGGTTGTAATACGATTCTTTTAACTCAAAACCTAAAGCCCTACGGCCCATACGAAGTGCCATAACTGGGACCGTACCAATACCAGCAAATGGATCAAGTACGATATCATTTGGATTACTCCACAATTCTATGCATCGAGCCACCGTATCTAGCTGTAGCGGGCATATGTGACGTTCATCCTTATTGTCACGAGCCGCTTTATAATTCAGCGTATGCGTTTGGCGGATATCGGCCCATACAGGATTAGCATATCGGCGCCATACTTGATGGCTATACATAGGCTCCGTATTGTATTTTTGCTTTTTATCAAACAAATCAGGATCGGGCGCAGGTCTTTCAATTCCTTTGATTCCCTCAGGTTCCTCTTGACCGAAAAACTGGGTAAACCCTTCCGGGTGTGCAATAGGTTCTGGATTGTCACCAGGTTTACGCAATGTAACGATGTAATCAGGCGCCCCCATACGGCACATGGCAGAATCTTTTACAATTTGCTTATGTAAAAGCCCTAGAGCCTTTGTCCGAGTAGCCTCAACGAGAGGGTCTTTCCAAATCGTGACTCGGGAATGCATCACGAATCCAGCATCCTGAAAGGCTCGAATAATGTCACCAGGAAAGTCTTTCATTCCGATAACACCGTCCCTGGATTTCGTGAGTGGTAAATCCATACAATGGACCGATACTAATCGCCCAGGCATTATTACACGATGTAATTCAGTAATTAAATACTTGAAGTGCTGCCAAAACTCGCTATCAGTAGATGAGTTGCCCATATCCCTATCAGAATTAGAGTAAACATACAAGCTACTAAATGGAGGGCTAAATATAGAGTAATGAACGCTATCATCAGGTAGCCCTTTTAGCACTTCTACTGAGTCGCCATTATAGATTGCAAATCGGGACTCAATTAACTGATTTAGCACGTTCACGTTGTAAGTCCTCCTTTGCTTTCTTATTTAGCGCTTGCAGCGTTGCGACTCCAGCAAGGGCAGCTATACATTTATTCATGCCTGCATCAACAGCTAATTTAGTTAATTTGGCTGCTTTTAACTCATTGATGTGGATGACTCTTATGTTATGATCCTTAGCATAAGCTAATTCCAAGTTGCACCCGGTTGAGTTCTCCCAGCCGTTGCACATTATGATTGCGTCACAACTACTTAGAAGGTCAATGCACCAGCTTATGCCAGTCTCATAATCGACCTTATCGTACAGATGCCCCAATATATGAATAGGTGATAGGAATATGTTATGCGTATCACTGCCAAAAGGTTCTTTTATTGGAAATACGCCCATATCGTCCTGCAGCCACTTTAATACGGAGTCAGCATTTTTTTTATTCTTAACCAATCCACCGAATGGATGGCTTACGTAAATTTTAGTCATATAACAGCCCTCATTTCTGCCCAGTTAGGTAACACCATCGGCACACACGGATTGTATTCCGTTGATTCTCGTCTAGTTTTAGATAATTCGGTTCGAACAGCGTCACGGGTTAACGCAATCATAGCGTCCCTCATTCTTATAGCATCCGCTTCCTTACGTTCGATGTTCGCCTTAACAGTGCCCTCCTTTTCAGAGATTACGATATAAGCATTCACCTCATGCTTCTGGCCAAATCGCCAACATCGCCGAAGTGCCTGATAATACTGCTCGTAGCTATCAGATAGCCCAACAAATATCATATTGTGGCAGTTTTGCCAGTTCATTCCGAATCCAGCGATACTTGGTTTTGTCACCAAGCATTTTAGAAAGCCAGAACCAAAACCTAACATCATGCCTTGCTTTCGAGTCGCCTTATCACTACCTTTGACGTCCTCTGCGAGATCAATCATTTCTTTCAAAGTAGTCGATTCATCATTAAGGTCGCACCACACTAGCCATTGCTCATTAGATGCATTGACTAAATCAGCTGCTGCTCTACATCTTGATTCAAGAGATACTTTGCGAGCCCTGCGGCGTTCCAGTAAGGATAAAGTAGGGACATCCTCACCTGTTTTATCAACGACAATTTCATGCACATGTAACTCAGGTAACTCATATCCGTCATCGTCATAACCCAGGGATGCCGGATTATCTAGCACAACCGCCCATGATGCCATCCATTCCCAAAAGGTATTTTCTGCATGACCTTTCAATCGCCATTTAGCGGTATCACTACCATCGTGCGTGAAATACATAGATAACATCTCATTACGACTCATGATGCCGAGGAACTCCGCATGATTGCCAAGCTCCATATAGTCATTCGGTGCAGGCGTTGCCGTACAAGCCAATCGATATGGCGTATTACTGAATCGATTTATTAAATCCGTACGTACTTTACCAGTAAATGACTTTAGGATACTCGATTCATCAAGCACGACACCTATCAAATTGTCGGTATTGAATCGTCCCAATTTCTCATAATTCGTAATATTAACGCCTGGCACAATATCATCATCGGATTCGCATATAGTCACAGGAATATCGAAACGTTCACCCTCGGACTGTGTTTGAGCGGCCACAGCTAGTGGTGCTAATATGAGTACTGATCCACCTGTATGTAGATAAATCTCATACGCCCAGGACAGCTGCATTAAAGTTTTACCTAGTCCACAATCTGCAAATATGGCAGCTTTACCTTTTGCCAAGGCCCATTTAACAATATCTCGTTGAAAGTCAAATAGATGTTTGTTTAGCATACCTGCATCAATAACAAATCCGTGAGATTCTGACATTTTAGACTTAGAGTTAATGAAAGTGTTATAATTCATCGACAGACGCCTTTACAGATTCATACTCAGCAAGTAAAGCCGAAAATTCTGGGTTATCTTTTGCAAGTAACCGATACATGGTCATACGTTCGGCGTTCTTAGCATTTTGTTCAAGTTTCTTTTCAATATCTTCCATCTTAGCTCGATTGCTTTCCCGCTTATCGCATTTAGAAGTATCGATAACAGCAATGACCTGTTTAATGACGTTCCCTTTGAAACCTTGCATCCGAACAGTATCAAGGTCTTTTGCCTTTTTCAAAACACGAGCAACGCCTAGTCCATTTCTTGATTTAACAACAACCCAATCACCAACACCAATGTTATCGATTGGAACATTTGTATCGGATTCATAATATCTAAACCAAAATTCATCTGGGTTATGCACCGGTGTGTTATTTTGCCAGTAATAATCACTGGTATCGTAAGTAACTAATAAGAATTCCATAAGATATCCTTTCTGTGATATAATCAACGTAGAATAATATTTTTCTAATTTGAGCTTGTTGATGTTGCCGCATCATCAGGCTCATTTTTCATGCCCAAATCCTCGCATTCATCAGGAATGCAATAATCTTTCTTTGGGCATTTGTTACAGTCTCGCAATTTAATCACCACCTTTCAAAGCGCTTAAATCAAGCACCCTCTCAGGCTTTCTAGCTTCCCATGTGTAATAATCTAGGCCTGCTTCTTTTAACGCATCCGCAGCAGCACGTCCGGTTTGAGCTTCATCAATAATTCTGTAGGCATTTTGTTCGGCGTTACGTACTTCGGTTAGTCGTTCCACGAACGGCTTTAAGAGTTTACAAATAGCCACCCAGGATCTTGTCGGATTATGATAGAACATCAACCCTTGACTAATCATGCGATCGATTAAAAAATCCGAAGTCGGAATACTAGCCAAAACGCTATTGCCAAATCCCGCTTGCCTAATTTCCATAGCTGCTTTCCGTGCTTCGGATAGAGCTTCTTCTAAACGCTTAAAAGCATCTAGCGATTTAATTTCTTTAGCTAGTAGAGCTTCGTACTCATTTTCAATTGCATCGGTTTTGTCAGAGCTGACACGAGATACGAAGTCCCTTACTTTTTGTCTACTGACATAATGATTTGTCATTTCATAACTCCTTTAGTTGTAATACGGATTACGACAGTATTCGCCTCGTTTTCTTACCTCAGGAATGTGATATATAACATCCTCCTGCTCTTCGGCATCCATTACGGCTTTATCTTTGTAAAAGCCGTATAGAGATAGAACCAGCCCGATTAACGATTGCAATATAAACTGTTCCCATCCTATTTGGTCGAGTTCTAAGGCTCCCATAGAGCCTGCAATGAGGAAAGTCCCCAATAACATATAGCCCATAGATTAATCTCCTTTATAACATCAGCATTGATAAAATAGATGCTACTGCTGCTGCAGCTAAGCTCAAATGCATTCCTGCATCAATCCATGTCATGATTAATTCCTCCTAATGAATTCCTGCGGATTTAAACTCCGCATCAACTACTTTCACATCCCAGCCTAATGAATGGACAAGGAACGTCCTAAACCCCTCTTTATCGATGACAAAGCTACGGGATTTCTTACCCGGCGACTGCCAGGCATATGCGAACGGGAATCGGTCTCTTGCGATACCCTCTCGGATAGCTGTTAGACTAACACCAAGGACAGTCGACATTTGAGCGACTGAAATCACTTTTTTAAGCATTTACTAACCTCCTAAACGGCATCAATTTTTGGATTGTAATAATCTGTCTCCCAAAAGTCTGTATCCTCGACGGACTCAACCCCGAGAGCGTGACAAATGGCAACGATTGTACCCATGTGGACTGAACGCCCTTCAATTGCACGATTTAATGTTGACCTTGAAATCTCTGCGGTCCTAGCTAAATCTGTTTTTGACATGCCTAACGCGTCTAATCGTTCAAGTAAGGCATTGCCGTACATTCTTGTTGTAAATTTCTTTTGCCCCATAATCGCACCTCTTTTTATATAGCCTTCAAAATCATTCTGATTTCTTGGCCTACTTGTAAACGATCTTTAAAAGTATCTTGATTACGGAAATCATCCATATAAACTTCTAGCATCTCTCGATATATAGCTGCTTTGAAGCTTTCTGGCTTTTCCACATCTTCTCGATACGGCTTTAAAATCGTAACCGGCTTACCGAATTCATAGTCGATAAGTCCTCTTGCCTTTAGCCGGGCTTTCATGGTTCTAATCTTACCGTTCGGCCATCCGAGTAAATTTTCCATTTCCTCATTGGTCTGCAACCCACTATCACGGTAAGCGTTATACAAAATCTCCATATCTGTCATTTGCTGCCCCTCGTTTCTTTTTAATTTGTTATAATCACCTTAGAAGGGAGGTGATTATAATGATTCTTACACCTGATCGGAAAGCTAAACTAATTTCTGAATCTGTAGACTTC